GAAGCCAGTCTTCATATCTTGGGTGAAGATGTCAGCGGCCCAGTTCTTGTAGGCTAGACGAGCTTTTTCCTGGATCGGGTTGAGAAGCTTCTGCCCTTTCTCAAACTTGTTGATGAACTCCATAGAGGCTTCAGCGCCCATCTTTTGCCAGTAGACCCGGCGCTCTTTGCCCTGCTGCCAGACCGCATGCTCACGATGGGCCTGTTCGAAGAAGTTCGCGGCTATCGCGGCCCCGGCGGTACGGGCAGGAGCTCCCTTGGCTTCAGGGTTGAAGGTTGAGATGTAGCCCTCATAGAGGCGGGACATCTTTGCTTTGGCAATCTCAACGCCAGGTACCTTAGAAGCTAGCTTTGAAGCGAAGTTAAAAGCCATTTCAACATGGGCCCTGGTTACAGGCACACCCATGTTGAAATAGATGATGTCAGGATTGTGGGGAGTAGAAGCTTCCTCGGCGGCAGTCCTACGAGCCACTTCCCCCTCGTGCTCGGCGGCACGGCGGGGAATGGGCTCTGGGGTGAACTTCGGCTTAACCCCTTCAGCTTGATCTCGCTTCGTCGCAATCCGCTCGCGCTCGGCGGCTCGTTGCTCCTTGGTCAAACTCATGTTGACAGGTTCTTCGCCCAGGGTATAATCGGCTTGCTGGATAGCTTCCTGTCCCTCCTTCGCCGCCGTGCGGATGGTGGAGGAGAGCTTATCCACACCACCGCCGACAGTCAACATCATGCGCTGTTTGGCCAGGGCTTCTTCCCGTGCCTTGGCTACATAGCTCTCATCTACTCCTCGACCACGCTGGACCAGAGGCTTGACACTGGTGTCGGGTGGGGGAACAGAGATCGCATTGGGCGGGCGGCGATCGAGACCTTGACCACGAATGTCCTCGTAATTCCCTTCGAGCTCTTTGATCGCAGCATCGGCAGCATTCCGGCCGATCAGGGAAAGTTCGCTGTCAGAAGCATCAATGTACTTCTGGATCTTCGCATGGAGCTTCTTAGCGGTAACGGGATCAACCTGGTTGATGTGGTCAGCAACGGCGGTCGCAGCCTCTGGATGCTTCGCAGCCATCTCGTCGAAGGCGGCGGCAATCTTGGTCGGCGGCTTGCCAGATTTGACAACTTCACCCGCCCCCTTCATAACACGACCAGCAAGGTCAGGGTTGAGGGTGAGGACAGTAGCGAGGCTCAGAGCCCCCGTGGCTGCCAGCGCAGACCCGGTTCGTTCGTAAACGGTATCTCCTACAGCATTCACCCCCTCTGGAATCAGGTTGAGAACCTTCGTCATCTCCTCTTCCTGCCTCGTCGGCGGCGCATCGTTGACGCCAGTGAGGGCAGCTTCGATCTTCTTCTGATTCTGCGTGAACACCTCGATCGACTGTTCGAAGTTCTGTTTGGCTTGCTGCTGAGGAGTAGCCTTTGGATCGACCTTGATAGGAGTGACCATTGATTTAGCCAGAGCAGCAACCCCACTCGAAGCGAGGTTGATCATCGAGATGACGCCCTTGATCGCAGCATCCACCGCCCCAAAGACTGCCTCCGGCGGATCGTCCGCCGCTGCATAGGCCGCCGTCTTGATTGTCTTGGCAACGTGGGAAGCGAAGCTAGTCGAGGGCTTCGCGGACTCAGGCGGCTTGGTCAGGGCTGATACCGAGATCCCCTTAGACTTAACCACCGGCTTAGCCGCCGGCTTCGCTGGGGTTATGTCGAAGATGCTGAGTCCAGTATCAGCCATTACTCTTCATCCTCAGTCTCTTCATCCCCTGGACCTTCGCCGGCGGGGTAGAGCATCTGGGTTTCGCCAACATAGTGCCGAGCTTCTTTGGTCCCAGTGTCCGGCCAGCCTCCTGGCGGCGCCTCGTACCACATGTTATCTTTATAGCCAGAGGCATCTGTGGGCAGTGGAAGGCCCTTCTTGGGCGATTGTCCAGGGCGGACTCGAGCCGGGGTAATCCCAGCCAGCGTCCCGTGCTTCTTGGCAAAGTCGAGGGCACTGGTCACGGCCTGCGCCTGGGTCTGGTGATCTCGATCCATTCGCTTCTCGACATCTAGGGCGATGTCACGGGCGAAGACTCTGGCGTCGGCAGGGGACATCGTGTCGCCGGAATCCTTGACAATGGCGTCGGTCACAGCGGAGATGTTTTTGGGCTTTGCAATCTGACTATCACCGCCGACCTTCCGAAGGTTCTCTTCACGAGTAGTGTTGAGGGATTCCTGGGTCTTTCGGAGCGTGACTAACTCGGCGGCGGCTTGGGTGTCGGCTCGAGCCTTGTCGGTTTGGGCCTTGGTGAGAGCTTCCTGAGCCTCTGTCCGTTTGGTCTCGGACGACTTTTTGAGAGTCTCTATCAGCTCAGGAGAAAACTTCTTTCCCTTCAGCGCACTCGGCTGCCCTGTGGCCAACTCCACATAAGCATTGGCTTGGTCGAGACTGGCCTGATCGTGGACGTTGGCCAGAAGGGAATCAGCAAACTTCGTTTTCTGCAAAACCGTCTGCCATTGCTTGTAAGCTGCGTCTTCCTGCTGTGCAGTGATCGTTGACGCGTGGGCAAGAGTGGTAGTGGCTTCCTCAACCATCCCAGCCTGAGCCTCCGCCGAGCCGATCTCGAGCAAGGATTGCGCAGCGTTGGTCAACGGGTTCTGGCCTTCAGGGATCCTCGTAGCGTGCTGGGACAGGATGTTGGCCAGCTGCTGCCGACGGTCGTAATCCTGCTGGGAGATCTTCAACGCAAGCTTGTCCTGCTCAAGCTTGATTGGAGCTTCGAGGAGCTTGAGCTTATTGAGCTGGTACTCCTGGCCAGCTAGAGCACCAGAGATAAAGTCTTCAGGCATGATGATTCTCAGTCCGGAGCATTAAAGCCACCAACTGTGCCAGGGGTAACTTCACTACCTATGGTTGCGTTGCCTGCAGTCACGCCGCCGCCCGAGCCAGTTCCGAAGAACGCAAGCAGGCCAGCCAGGCTATTCAGTCCTCCCGTTGCCGCGCTTGCCGCACCGGAGGCGGCCGACCCGGCGGCAGAGGGATTGAATCCAGTCCCTGACATCCCGGCCAGCAATTCTTCCTGACTCAACAGTTGGTTCTGTGCAAACCCCTGGCCGAAGGTCTGGAGCGCAGTCGCCTCGTTCCCAGAGTTCGGGCCGAATTGAGCAGCGTTGGTCTTGGCTACGGCCTGAGCGCCTTGGTACTCAGATTGCTGGAAAGTCGGCGACGAAAAGAAACCTCCAGGGTTAGATAGCAATTGCTGCAACTGCATGAACGATTGGTTCTGTCTCTGGTTCTGTGTGGCCTCGAGTCCCAGCTGAGCATCAGCAATCCCTGCCTGTGTTGACGTGGCGTAGATTGCAGCTCCTGCCCCTGCCACCAAGCCAATTCCGATAGCTATGTCACCGAAGATGCTGGTAGCTTTGGCACAGGTATACCACCCATCCTCGACTAATCCACGTTCAATCTTGCGGAGTTTGTTCATGTCAACCTCGGCGGTAGCAAGACATTGCCTACACCAAAGCGAGCCGTTGGATCGTAGACAGTTAGATCTTCTTCAATCTCTGCTAGGTCGATCTTGTCAGTCCTGATTACACCTGCAAACACTGTATCTTCTAAAGTTACCCCGGCTCTACGCGTGCCAGGCTGGCACAGGAAAACCATTCCTGCTACCATACGGACTACTTTCTCGTCCATAGTGACTTCAGCAGATCCCCTTAGAATCATGAAGAAATGATCCTTCTTATGTACTCGACCAACGAATACAGTTCCTTTAGGTATGAAGCACTGTCTAAGATACATACCATCAAGGAAGAAGTGCTGCGTCGGTAGCTCCGTTTGAGGGAGATTGACGCAAGCTTCCTTGAGAGTTTGAATCTTATCCTTCATGATCAGCTGTGTCATGTCGCTGGAGTCTCCCCAGTTAAGATGCCGTTGGTGAAAGTCATCGATCCCTCCGTGCCGCCGCCCGTGAGCTTCGCGGTTATGATGGTCACGCTCTGCGGCATGGCCTGACCGTTGATGTTATTCTTGGAGGGCGGGTAGCCCTGGTTGAGCAGGTTGAACAGATTCGTGAGCAGCTGAATCCACGGCGCAGTCAGTTTATCCTCGTTGGTTACCTTGACCGTTGAGGGAAGGTGAAATAGCGGCATCAAAGCGTTCCTATGTCCATCTGGAGATCAACCGACCTAATCCGCAGAGCGGTGTTGGCGTAGTGACGAAAGTGATACGCGCGGCGGTAGAAGGAGCCTTCATCGCTCAGAAGCGGGCGGATCCGACTCAGATCGACCAGGCGGTAGTTATTCCAGGTCTTGTAGTCATCCTCACTGAACTGGACCCAAAGCTTCGATCCTGAGGTTTGATCCGCGTTGAACCGCATCTGGGAAAGGTACTTGATTCGATCCACGCCGGCGTCGAAGTTCGGAGTATAGATGTCAACTGGGACCACGTTCCCATGGTCGTTAGGGTAGACGTAATCTCCATCCAGGAGATAAATGTTACCTCCATTGATCATCTGATGCCACTCAACATTCCCGAAACCAGAGCGAGCACTGACAGGGTAATAGTTGCCCTGGTAATCCGTCCACAGGTACCAGAGCTTCTCCCCTATATCGTAGGCCATGGTTACGTTGCTGGTTGGGTTAGTGATCACGTACCAGCGGTGGCCAGCTTTCTGATAAGCTACCGAGTACCACGAGCCGCCGTGGCTCAGGTCGAGCTGACGCTCGACAGCAGGGGTAGAGATGAACTTGACCTCGAGGTTGTCTACCATCACTATACGATTGGTGCTGACCTTGGACTGGGTCGCCCAGAACAGAACTCCGTCGAGGTCGCAGAAGGTGTCGGCGGAGACACAGCCGAAGTTGTAGAGGGCACCAGGGACGGGGCTCAAGCTGGAGCCTGTAGCGTTCCCCGCGTCGTAATAGAACTGGGTAGTCCAGGTTTTGATAGCTACCACGTAGATCAACTGGCGAGCTAGTTGAACGGCCAGATCCGCATCCGACGCGGCGGTTATGAAATCAAGGGCACTCCACGCTCCAGCCCCAGTCACCACGTTCTGGTTAGTGGTTTCCCAGATAGCTCCTAGGTAATCCATCACATAGATAAACCCGTCGAGATAGACGAATCCAGGGACTGTCTGCTTTGGGAACCCTGAGGCGTCGCCGCCGACCAAGGTAGTCAGAGCCCCACTCTGCAAGACATACGCAGTCCCGTTGGTCTTCGAGAAAGCGTTGTTGCCGCTGAAGATGATCTGCGGCGGGTAGGTGGGGATACCGAGGAACTGGAACTTGTTGCCGCTCGAGAGGAGAACTGGGCCTAG